TTGCCAAGCGTCTGCTGGACACCGAACTGCGTGTGGCTACTGCTGATAACGACATCAACGCTATCAAGCAGATGGGCGCTATCCCCGAGGGTTACACCGTTAACCACTTCTTGACCGACCCGAACGCTTGGTTCCTGACCACTGACGTTCCCAACGGCATGAAGCATTTCGTTCGCACCCCGCTGCAAAACAGCATGGACGGTGACTTTGACACGGGCAACGTCCGTTACAAGGCCCGCGAGCGTTACAGCTTCGGCTGGTCTGATCCCCTCGGCATGTGGGGTTCTTCCGGTTCGACCTGATCTTCAGGAAGACCATGAAAAAGGGGCCTTGTGCCCCTTTTTCTTTTGCTGTATATTGGCCCTATTCCGGGGTCCCCGGCGTTCTGACAGTCCCGGCTGACGACATGCAGACAGAACGCCCAAACGAATACTCGCATGTGAGGAATTACCATGGCTAATACCAGCTTCAACGGTCCGGTTCGGTCGCAGAACGGCTTCCAAACCATTTCCATCGACGCAACCACCGGCGTTGTTACCACCGCGCCTGTTTCTCTGGGCGTTTCCGGTATTGTTGCTACTCCTGTTGCGCTGGCTGACGGCAACGCAACTTTGACCGCCGCAGCCAACGCTGGTGGCATGGTCAACATCGTCCCTAACGGTACGCAGGACAACACCTACACGCTGCCTGCGCCTGTTGCTGGCACTTCGTTTGTGTTTGTGTATGGCGGCGGCGCAGCAGATGCCACCGACTTCATCATCAACACCGGTTCAAACACCAACTTCTTTATTGGTGGTGTGGCGTTCCATGACACCGATGATGGCGCAGCCTCTGTCGTGTTCTCTGACGGCAACTCCAACTCTAAGCTGCAAGTGAATGTGCCTGCTTCCGCGCAAATTACTGTGATTGCCAAAGACGCCACGAACTGGCAAGTGTTTGGCACGGTGGTTGGCGCAACTGCCCCTACGTTCGCTGACCAGTAATAGGAGGCCGACATGGCCATGCAATACGACGTTAAAGCCGCGCACATAAATGTAAGCGGCACGATGGTTGGCTATCGGACGCGAGTCAAGGGGCTGGTCATCACGGCGACTGCTAGTGCGGGGTATATGTACTTGTGGGACTCCACCACTGCCCCCGTGTCTGCAACTTACGGACGCAGCTCCGCCGGACTGATCACTGTGACGCAGGTCGCTCACGGCTTGCAGACCGGGCAGACTGTTGGCTTGGTGTTTGGCGCCGGTACTGGCGGGCAAGGCACGACCGGCAACTATGTTGTTACGAGGTTGACTGCTGACACCTATACCGTGCAAGACCTGAACGCTGGTGCAATCACTGCTGGCGCTGCGGCACTGCAGGGTACTAGCTGGATGATTTCAGTTGACATCGGTGCCAGCGAATCTGCCGCAACGCCTATCCCGGGTGAAGGCATATTGGCGCAAAACGGCGTCTATGCCTCCATCTCCAACTTGTCGGGCGTGACGATCTTTCATGGCTAAGACCGCAGCGTGGACCCGCAAAGAAGGCAAGAACCCCAAAGGTGGTCTGAACGCCAAGGGTCGCGCCTCTGCGAAGGCCCAAGGGATGAACCTAAAACCTCCGCAACCAGAGGGCGGGTCAAGGCGCGACTCTTTTTGTGCAAGGATGAGTGGTATGAAGAAGAAGCTCACCTCGGCCAAGACCGCGAAAGACCCAAACTCCCGGATTAACAAATCGCTACGGGCGTGGAACTGCTGAGATGACTGAACAGACAGACAACGTTAAGAACGTGCTGGACTTTGTGGCCGTGTTTACGGCTATTGGCTCGTTCTTGCAGATTCTCACCCCGGTGTTTGGTCTGATCGGTGCAATCGTGGGTGTCATGCGCATCTACGAGATGGCAACCGGAAAAGAGTTCTACACGCTTTGGCGCAAGAAGCGAGATGAAGATGCCAAGCAAGACTAAAGCTCAGCACAATCTCATGGCGATGGTCGCCAATGATCCCGCCGCTGCAAAGCGTGTGGGTGTCCCCCAATCTGTCGGTAAAGAGTTCATGAAGGCCGACAAGGGTCTGAAGTTTGGCAAGGGGCGTTCCCGCGCTGATCTTCAGAAAATCAACCGCCCGAGCACTGAGCAGGGCAAATCTGAACTTTTTGCAAAAGGTGGCGATATGAAAGAATCCAAAAAGATGGTCGGTCAAGAGTTGGCCTTCATGAAAAAGAAGGGCGCTCCCAAGTCCATGATCAAGCATGAGATGAAAGAGGCCAAGATGGCCAACGGTGGCATCACCACCGCCAAGATGGGCGCTGTGCGCACTGCCGCTCCTAGCCGCGATGGCGTTGCCTCCAAAGGCAAGACCAAGGGCACGATGGTCAAGATGTCCGGCTCCAAGCCTCTGGGCATGAAGCGCGGCGGCAAAGCCTGCTGATTTAAGGAGTCCGCTATGGACATGGACATTCTGGAAAAGAAAAAGTCCGCCGTCAAAGACGGTACGTACGACGTGAGTTCGGGCACACCCCCGCCGCAAGACATTGACGGTGGTTCGGTCAAACCCGCTCCCAAAGCATCTAAGCCCAAGAAGATGGCTTCTGGTGGCTCTGCATCGTCGCGTGCTGACGGCTGCGCCCAACGCGGTAAGACTCGTGGAAAAATGGTCTAGGAGACTGCTATGGGCCTGAAATTTCACGATGTTTCTCCGCTGGCGGCGATGGTCACCGGCAAAGGAGCTATGGGCAAAGCAATTTCGCAAGGCCTTGGGGGCGTGATTCCAGCCATGATTGCACGGGACGCGCAACGGCAAGATGCGGAAGAAGCGGCACAGGCAGAAAAAGCTGCATCTGTGGGCAACGTTGGCACAGTCACCAAAATGAAAAAGGGTGGCATGACTGCTTCCAAGCGTGCTGACGGCATTGCACAGCGGGGTAAAACTCGCGGGAAGCTGGTGTAATCATGATGGCCAGCCGTGGTATGGGCGCAATCCGACCCAGCAAGATGCCCAAGGGCGTACGCAAAGCCCGGCGGGACGACACTGACTTCACGCAGTACGCTGAAGGCGGCAAAGTCAACGCGGCTGGCAACTACACCAAGCCTGGCATGCGTAAGTCGTTGTTCGAGTCCATTAAGGCTCGGGCGGTACAGGGCACGGCGGCTGGCCAGTGGAGTGCGCGTAAGGCGCAACTGCTGGCAAAACAGTACAAGGCCAAGGGTGGCGGGTACAGGGACTGATCGTGAAAGCTCCGCAGCAATCGCTCAAGGACTGGACCGCTCAAAAGTGGAGGACTAAAAGTGGCAAACGCTCTTCTGACACGGGTGAAAGATACCTTCCAGAGTCTGCGATCAAAAGCCTCAGCCCTGCTGAGTACGCTTCAACAACGCGTGCGAAGCGTGCGGGGAAAGCTGCCGGGAAGCAATTCGTAAAGCAGCCACCTAAAGTGGCAGCAAAAACGGCAAGGCACAGATAATGGCAACCACATCTGGCGTATCAAGTTTTAACCTCGACCTGTCTGAGCTGGTCGAGGAGGCGTTTGAGCGCGCCGGTGGTGAGCTGCGCACGGGCTATGACCTGCGCACTGCACGTCGGTCCCTGAACATCATGTTTGCTGATTGGGCCAACCGTGGCATCAACATGTGGACGATTGAGCAGGGTACGATTGATCTGGTCCAAGGCCAGAACACCTACGCCTTGCCGGTGGACACTGTTGATCTGCTGGAACATGTCATTCGCACCGGCGGAAACGTGGCCTCCACTCAGGCCGACCTGACCATCACTCGGATTAGTGTTTCTACCTACGCTACGATTCCCAACAAGATTCAGCAAGCCCGCCCGATTCAGGTCTGGGTGCAGCGCTACAACGGGCAGCAAAGTCCTACGGGCCTGACCTTGAACGGTGGCATCAACGCTACTGTGACCCAGATCACCTTGAACTCTGTGGTGGGCCTGCCTGCCACCGGGTTCATCAAAGTTGATTCTGAAATAATCAACTACGGATACATTGACGGAAACACCCTGTACAACTGTTTCCGGGGCCAAGACAATACCACTGCTGCATCGCACAGCACTGGTGCGGCGGTCTACTGGCAGCAACTTCCGGCGGTCACGGTGTGGCCCACTCCGGACGGGGCACAGACCTATCAGTTCGTGTACTGGCGCTTGCGCCGTACGCAGGATATTGGTGGCGGTGCGAACGTCGCAGACGTGCCGTTCCGGTTCATCCCCTGCATGGCGGCTGGTTTGGCGTACTACATTGCGGGCAAAATCCCGCAAGGCATGGAGCGTCTCCCGATTCTGAAATCCCAGTACGACGAGGCGTGGGAACTCGCGGCTCAGGAAGATCATGAGAAGGCGGCGATTCGCTTTGTACCCCGCCAGCAGTACATCGGGGGGACCTGATGGGCAATAGATTCGCGTCTGGTAAGAACGCGATTGCACAGTGTGATCGCTGTGACCAGCGCTTTAAGTTAAAAGTCCTCAGACGCGAGATTATCAAGACCAAGAACTACGACTTGTTGGTCTGCCCTGAGTGCTGGGACCCTGATCATCCGCAGTTGCAGTTGGGTATGTACCCGGTGGATGACCCGCAGGGTCTGCGCAACCCGCGTCCGGATCGTAGTTACAGGACTTCTGGTCTGTCTGGTCTGCAGGTTCAGGAAACGACAAGCCCGAACCCGTTAGCGCAGGGTACCCTTGAGATGGGTAGCCGCATATTCCAGTGGGGTTGGAATCCTGTTGGGGGCGCATCATTTTTTGATATGGCGCTGACCCCTAACAACTTGGTTTTATCTGTGCAATTGGGTACAGTATCGGTATCCACGACGTAAGGAGTGAACATGGACGCGAAGAAAGCTGTGCGCAAGCACGAACAAAACATGCACCCGGGCCAAAAGCCCACCAAATTGCGTGCTGGCGGTAAGACCAACAGCGACATGCTCAAGTACGGGCGCAACATGGCCAAGGTCATGAATCAGCGCAGCCCCGGCCGCAAGGGAGCTTGAGATGGCTACGTACAAATCCCCTAAGAAAGTCGCTAACGTTGTGGTGGGTGAAGAGCCTGCGAAGACGACGATGCGCAAAGCCAACGTGTCTGTGGCCAACACTCGTAGCCAAGATTACCCGCCGGTGAAGACCTCGGGTATCAAAATCCGTGGCACTGGCGCGGCTACCAAAGGCTTGATGGCTCGCGGCCCGATGTGCTGACATGAACTACACCCAGTTGACCGCTGCTATCTGCGATTACACGCAGAACTTTGAGCAAGACTTTGTTGCGAACATTCCGGTGTTCGTGCAGCAGGCTGAGCAGCGCATCTACAACTCGGTGCAGTTCCCGTCGCTTCGTAAGAACGTCACGGGTTCCGCGTCTGCCAACAACAAATACCTGTCGTGTCCTACTGACTTCCTGTCGGTGTATTCGATGGCAGTCGTAACAGGCGTTACGGGCGGGAACATCAACACCGGGACGTATGAATACTTGCTGAACAAGGATGTGAACTTCATCCGGCAGGCATA